CGATAGGGCGCTTTAACGTGGCTCCTGGTACAAAGGTCTTGCTGCTTAACGAACGTGAGGATGAATTGCACTTCGATCCTGTTTACTGGGGCTATGGCCCAGAATGGTGGAACAAGCAGCCACTCATTAACGCTCGCGGCGAAACTGCTGCCAGTGGGCGTATGTTTAAGCCTCTCTGGGAGCACGGTCGTGCAATCGTGCCTGCAGATGGTTGGTTCGAATGGAAGAAAGAGGGTAACAAGAAGCAGCCCTATTTCATTCACCACAAGAATGATCAACCTCTGTTTTTCGCCTCTATTGGTAAAGCGCCATTCGGTACAGATCACGGCCATGAAGGCTTCGTAATTGTGACCGCTGCCAGTAACAAAGGCATGGTAGATATTCATGACCGAAGACCGTTGGTACTGACCGCCGACGCTGTACTTGAATGGCTCAGTGTCGAAACCAGCCCTGAACGTGCACAGGAAATTGCTCATGATGCGTCTGTTCCTGAAAAGGACTTCAGCTGGCATCCGGTAACTAAAAAGGTTGGCAATATCCATAATCAAGGTTCCGACCTGGTGGATGAAATTAATGATCCTTTGGTGTGACAAGTTGTGGTCTTAAACTCAATGACCCACACCCACGGGTTAACCTGCCAGCTGTCCGCGCCGTAGATGGATTGCCACAGCCCACTGAATTGATAAACGGCAGTGTGTCCCATTTCCTCAACTTCACGGGTGCCAGGCTTGAACCTCAGAGCTTCAAACGTACATCCCTCAGCTTTTGCATCGTCCTCGGTGATATCCCAAAGACGCTCCACACGAACGCCGGTAATCTCCAGCGTTATGCGGGAAGCCCAGCGCGGCATGTGGATGGATGGGCGTGAGCGCCAAAAGTCTTCTCGCTTACGTTCAGCAGGTCGCTGAATCCCGTCCGCTGGGTACAACACTTGCTTATCGCTGACGAAATATGAGTCCTCTGGGTCATAGCCGCCACCTTGCCAACTTCCGTGCTCGTAGAAGCTCTCACGCACCCACAGGCGATCACCTACTGCACCAAATGGGCAGGGCGTTGGCTGGCAACGCCACTCGCTTGAGGTGCGGCTGTTAGATTCAATCACCCAGCCGCCAGGCTCTTTGCTGGCTCTCAATCCTGAGAATTGCAGGTTTAAGCCCTCGTCGAGTCCACGCCACTTAACAATCCGGCGGGTCTGCGTCTTTCTGCCGTCGAGAACTGCACGAACCATGTCGGCGTTAAAGATGATTGGGCGCTCTTTCATGGCTTCACCTCCTTGATATCTGCTCGGAGGTGCAATTCTGTCCCGTCAGGTAATTTAAACACCTTGATGTCATCGCTGTTCATGAGGTGGACAGCTGCTGCATAAAGCACTTGTGCAGTCACGTCTTCCTTGCTACCAACAAACTGTCGCGCATCAGGTGCAGCACCCTTTACCGCCTTGCTGCGCCCGGCGAAAATTGCATTGGTGAGGGGACTTACGCCAATAGTCAGTGGATTAGCCATCACTCACCATCCTTACCGGCGCTGAGTTGGGCGGCGAACGCTTTAGCCTCGCTGCCGATGAAGGTTTTTTCATGACCACAGTTGATTTCCCAGAAGTGGGCAAACATCTCCACACCCTCAGCCCGCACAGAGCTGAGGTAGGCGTCGGTGGCTGGCATATTTCCGGTCGCGCTCATAGCCGCAAGGATTGCTTTCGCTCCCTCTATGCCCATTTCCTCAGCAATGACATCGGTGTTAGAGCCAACGACATCGCAGAAGGTTTGCACGGCTTTAGCGGCTAAACCATTCTCAGTCGCCAGCGCGTCACGCTGTGCTTCCAGTTCATCACTGCGAACCAGCGAGCAATCGAGACGCGTGGCCAGCTCTGCCATCATCTTCGCAATCTCGATCAATGGCGTGTCCATGCCGAGAGCGTTGGCTAATGCATGCCCTGCAGCGACTAACTCTTTGCCCTTAACATCACTTAACTGTTTATTTTGCATAATTATTTTTCACCTCAGACCGTTATTGATAATCACAAATTTCGGGGTTAACACGCTTTTTGGTGGCGCTGATTAACAGGTTCAGAACTCTTCCACATCCCATCCCGCTGCTTTTGGCTTCGGGTAAACTGCTTTGAAGGCGAAGGGATACGTGTCCGCTGCGACCTTCATCTTCACCCTGGCGTCATCGCTGAAGATCCGCTTTGAGCCTTTAACGTCATGCATTTCAAGCTGCCCGCTGGCATACATCACGGCGAAATCTACGGTGATGAAGCAGCTGTCAGCGAGGCGAAGCTTGATGCCTTCGAACCGATACCAGAGAATTAACCCGGCGCGCTTCTGCAGCTCGAGGTGAGTGGCATAGGCGGTTTCGGATTTGTTCATCTGGCCGCTTTTGAGTCTGCCCAGTGAGTAAAGACGCTTCTGCATGCTGTTACCTCATTGGTTACTATTACCATTTTGGTAATACTTATCAAGTAAAAAAATGCGCTTATTTGCGCTTTATCGCTATACCTCTAAAACGCTCTGTATCGCGTTCTGTGAGGATTTAACTCTTCGCCAGCTCCTTGCCTGCATAATTACCGGATAATTGAATCTGGTGACGCTGGTGCAGGATTATTACTATTTTGGAACACCAGAAGCATTCCGGCTTTTGATTCTGTCGAGCATCCGCATAGCTGCTGCATGTCCATCACCACTGGTATTTCTGGCTGCTGCAACAGGCTTTTCAGAGAGCAGCGGCTTTGGCTCTGGCACCGTTTCACCCTGCCGGATCTTTTCCGCCCAGGCTTTCAGATGCACGTCAGCCCGCTTTTCCACTTCAATCTCGCTGAGATTGCGCTGGTACATCTCACGGCGCAGGTCGCACACAATCCAGAACAGAACAGGCTGGCGCCATGGGAAAGTTTCAGCACAGCTGTAACTCAGTCTGTTCCGGTTGTACCGGCTGAATTCTGACATCACATCTGCGACTTCAAGTCCGAATGGGTTACCGGCGCTCTCGCTGGCCATCGCCATAAACTCTGCCAGGTCAGGTGCGAAGGTGTTCCCCTCGCAGCATCGGGTGATGCACTGATCTACGACGCCCTGAAGCTGCTGATCAGTGAGAGCTGTAATCACCTGGTTCCAGCGTGACGACGGCGCTCTGCCGTTCTTCGCCTGCCACCGATCCGAATACAGTCCCATCATCTCCTGCCAGAATTTGATAGATCTCCTGTTGGGATCTTCCCTCTGCTCGAAGCTGCCCTGCCATTGCTTCGATTGATGACTCGTAGGCATCTCCCCGCCACGGACCGCAGTACCCATCAGCTCGTCGATTCTTTTCATCGCGTTTATCTCCGGTTGGTTTTTTCCTGCTCATCTGGTGCTTCAGGCTCTGAGCAAATTTTTGTTCCCATTGCGCGTGGTGGAAGGCTTTTCCCTCTGCCTGCCAGTAGGTGATGAACTCAGCCAGTGCAGTCTGTGGTGGAACGTCGGTAAGACTTAACCCCCACTGTGCTGCCTTCAGCAGAAAATCATCGTCAGGTGTCCAGCCTTCGAACATCGTGAACTTACCGATCAGTCCATTTGGTCCTGCCGCTGGTGTCCGGTTATCCAGAATCTGGTTTGCGACGCTCGGATGAGGAATCGCGTTTTGATGCGCGCGGCCCTTAGAGAGGGGTTTATCTTTTATATCTTCCTCTTCCTCTTCCTCTGGTAACGCTTTTTGTAACGCTGTCTGCGTTACATTTTTTACTTCCTTTTTTCGGTGCTCAGCCACCCTTCTGTTTGTAAGTGCCCGTTTCTTAGAAGATTCTCCGTTGTGACGTTCGAAGTTCGGCAGGGTAAGCTTTCCATCAACATATGAGAGCCAGCCAACCGAAATCAGTGAATCAGCGAATCCTGTAATGAAAGCGATACGATCCAGTACTCCCTTTGTAACGCTGCCAGCGTTACCGTCGATTGTCTGCTGATCAGCCCAGGCCCAGATTCGAACCAGCTTGCCGAGAACAGCATCAGGGTCGATGTTCAGGATTTCCGCTATCTGGAAAATCTCTGGCTTGTCAGGCGTTATCACCTCGACTTTTATCCAGCTGCTTGCCATCAGATCACCTCCGGTGACGTTCCCATGCTTAGCTGCGCTGCTTTCATGGTTGACGCTATCTCTTCACGTTTGCGGTTTACTCTCTCCACGTTGCACTGAACACAGGCACCATTAATGGTCCATCGCTCGCTTTTATGTCCGCGTTTGCACGGTCGGCCCGTGTAATATTTGTTAAGTCCGCGTCGAGCGGCCTCCATCTGGGTAATGATTTTCACGAAACCTCCATAAAATCCTGCTCTTGTTCTTGGCTATTTTCACCTATCAGGAAAACAAATCAAGGCACATTTGCATATTTGGTAACGATTGGTTGTTTTATAAGGGTTTTTAGTAACAAAAGAGCAATAAAAAGCCGCCATATCGGCGGCCTTCAGAGAGGATGGTGTAGCGGTTACGCGGCAGCGTAGAAGAAGGAAAGCAGCTGTTCTTTGCTGATCTCAGGGTTAATGCGGGTGACTGCTTTATGCAATTCTGTCATATAGTTACGACTCGGAACGCGGCGGGCATACACCAGGTGAGTGCGGATATAATTCACTGTCGTGCCGGCCTCTTTCGCCAGCTGCTTCTTTTCTTCCAGCGACAGTCCCTGCCAGAACTCTTTGAAGTCAAACGGCGCCATTGGTGCCTCCAGATAACGATTTCATCCATTGAATTGTTACCTAACTGGTGGCAGTTATCAACCTGTATTACCAATCTGGTGCATTTACCAGAAAGGTAACATCGGCTTTAATTGCACCAACAGCCTGATAAAAACCAATTATGTATGAAGGGAACAAATGAAGCCGATTTCCGGGATCCGAAGAGCAAACCTGATTTACCTGCTTGAGACCCGTTTCGAAGGTAACCAGACTCAGATGGCAAAAGCCCTGGGTTCATTACCGAACCTGATCAGCCGATGGACGCGCGATAAGCCAATGGGCAGCGCAGCGGCGCGCAATATTGAGAGACTGCTCAAGCTGGAAGATTACTGGCTGGATAATGATCGTGACAATGTGGCGCCAGTGCCCCAGGACGTGGAAATCAGCGACGTAGTTTCGCATAACCTCCGCCTGTGGATGGATAAGTCTGAAGACCTGAAAACTCAGGGTAAAGTGCATCGCGCCAGCGGTGTTAATCAGTCCACTGTGGGCCGCGTTCTGAATAAAGAAATTGACCCGACCATCAGCACTGTCAACTCAATCGCGAAAGCGTTCGGGCGCAATGGCTATGAGCTGCTGATCCCGAATGCTGATGCCCGCCAGATCCAGTATGACCGTGACCTCTATGAAAAGCTGGACCCGTCAGACAAAGAGAAGATTGCCAGCTTTATTGAATTTGTGATCAACCAGGCTCAGAAAGAAACAGACCAGTAATGCCCTCGGGTTAATGACGGTATGATGCAGCCATATACCGTCAAAGCCCGGCCCTCCTGTCCCTGATACATCACCATTTATCCCCCTACCTGAAGCTGTCACCACCCTTAACAGTTACCGTTATGGTAATTTTTTCTTGTGATAACGATTGACGCCGCCTGAAAAAAGATTATTATTAGCCTCAAGTGTTACCAATTTGGTAATAGAAAATCGCTCTTTAACAATCCGAAACGGGCAATCACAACCCTTAATCTGGCTGCCCACCAGATGGCATAGCTAACCCGTAGAACCGGAACGCCTGCCCGGAAAGTGACTTAACCTATCCCCTCTTTCGGAGACAGATCATGACTATTAGTGATGTGACCGGAGAGCCTTTTGTAATAGTTCGCATAGCCTGTGGTTACCTCTGGAGAATGACAAATCTCCAGACGCGTTTCAGTCAGACAGTTAACCGCGATCAGTTCAGAAAAATCGCCTTACAGGCTTATGGCCTCAAGGGCAATTTGTCCTGTAACCAACTATTACCAAAATGGTAATTCTGGATTCAGAAATGAAATATCGTTACCAGAACGGCAAGTACACCTTTACCGCCTGCGTGCTTGGCATTGAACGTCAGTTCTCTGACTTCAGTGCGGGCGTTGAGTGGGTCTTCACACAAAAAATGGCCGCCAGCTGCGCGGCTGACATGTGATAGCAATATTTTTCTATCGCAACTCAAAAGACATCGTAACGGCGAGAGGTTGAGAATGAAGAGAATATCGTTAAGTAGCACGGGACATAAAGTTAACAAAATTATCGCCGGATACTCACAGGAGATTGAAGGCTCTGTATCAGGAGCACGACATTTCTGTGGTGAAACATTTGATGTGACCAGCGACGCACTTCAAAGCGTTGTTGACCACTTAAGATTTAGAGGCGGCTCAATTGAGTTAAAGGACCACTCTGGAAAACTACTTACTTTAAGCGTGAACATCTCTACTAAGGCTGCCTAATCCGCAGCCTTTTCATATCTGGAGGCACCATGTTAAGCACGTCTGATTATGCGTTCGGCTGGTTTGTGTTTGGCGTGCTGATGATGCTGGGGTTTATAGCAGGAGGTTAAAAATGAGCGATACATATCAAGCAGTTTATGACGCAGTAAGAAGTCGAATTGGCGGCGCAGATATTGGCAGTGCAGTCGAAAGTGCAATGCGTGGTGAAAACTTTGGCCACTACTTCCAGATGGCTTGTCAGGAAATGCAGAACTCAGCAGTTGAGCATGGAAGGCCTTGCGCGGTTTTCAAGCCAACACTGAAACAGGATGGAAATGCATGGCTGGCAGTGCTCGGTGATTTGCCAACTGGTGTTGTCGGGTGTGGTGACTCACCAGCTCTGGCAATGGCTGATTTCGATGCGGCTTGGTACAAATCTGCCGCAGCTGAAACCAAGACATTGGGCCAGTAACCACTACAGGAGAGAGAGATGAGAAAGGTTGAATGCAAAAGATGGGAGTTTGTTGGTGGCAAGAGAACGCTTAAATGCGTCTTGAATGGGGTATTTCACCAGTGGGGAGCAGGTTACGAAGAGTTTGAAACCGGACCGGGGAATTTCACGGTCGCAATCGTAGAAATGGAGGACGGGGAAATTAGAGAGTTCATGCCAACCGATATTAAATTCATTGAGTGACACCGTAAAGCTGTCTGCTTAGACGGCATCAATGATCAACCACCACCGCCAACGGCGGTTTTTTTTTTTTTTTTTTTTGTCAAAAATTCATTGGGGTGCTTATGGGTGCATATGCACAGCACGACATCGCCGAAGAGCACCGCTGGCAACAGCATGATGCTCAGGTCGG